ACATGACCTATGAGACAGGGGTAAGGTTATATGCGTAAAAAAAAAAGAAGACTGGCAGTGAGTAGTCAGCGTATATGGATGCCGCTGTGGCATATCCTTCGGCGTAATTAAGGATGTCTGAACGTTTAAGAATCTCCGATCCAAGAATAAAAAAGCTACCGCTTTTTTTAGAACCAGTAAGAAAACGTTTGCCACCGTGTTCATCAATGTACTGGATTCCCACAATCGTCATTTGCTTGTCGTACAGCGGAATCATTAGGTTATTGTGCTCGTCCATTCTAAGGCCATAAGAGAGGACTTTCTTGTTCTCTAAGTAAGGGTGTTTCTCACACGGTGTGGCTTTCTCCCAGAGGCTCTGAGCGCGTTTGGCAGAGCGTGAATACTTCTCAGCCTGTTTGACCTCCGCCTGTCTTTGGAGTTCAGCGATCTCTTCTTTTTGTTTCTTGGTTATCCTTCTGCGTTGTGAGTTCTCGGGTTTCCAGATAGCAGTAGGCTGGTCAGCTGAAACGCGATAGTCACCCAATCGGCCAAACGGCACAGATTGATCGGTCCACAGTTGATACCAACCTACTAACTTTCGTTGACCGCCTACGTTAATGTAAGCCCGACCAATAGACCCGTCGGCGATCAAACCCTTTTTAGGGTCCGGTTCTAAACCATGTTCGGCCAAAAATTGACCAAACTGGTGTAGGTAATCAGTAGTAAATGGTGTGTTAAAATTCTTTGGTTTGCTGGGTCGGGTTATCTTTAGTGTCACAAATTATTTCCTATTGGTCTTGCTTTATTTATTAAAGTGTATAAAATCTTACAAGATAATATCTAAATAAGCAAACACATTATAGGAGATTAATATGAGCTTAACTGTAAACGCATCCGGGGGCGGCGAAGATTTTGCTAAGCTAGAGCCGGGTAAATATGAGGGGACTTGTTTCAGAATCGTAGATCTTGGAACCAGTGAACAAGAATACAAAGGCCAGGTCAGTAAAAAGAAAAGAATACGCCTGGACTTTGAAATAACCAAGGCGGTCGATCCAGATACCAACGAGATCATCATGCAAGACGGCAGACCTTTTGGTGTGGGTAAAACTTACACCGCATCATTGTTTGAGGCCGCAACGCTAAGAAAGGATTTGGAAAACTGGAGAGATAAAACTTTTACCGAAGAGGAGCTTGCAGGTTTTGATGTGGGTGTCCTAGTAGGTATGACAGCCAGGATTGAGATTGGTCATACTGCGCCAAGTGATTATGGTCCAGGTGGTAATCCAAAGATTCTCAAACTATCACGTCCCGACGGCGGCGTACAAAAAGTTCCAACCGTCAATCCACAAAATACTTTTGACATGGAAGTTTATTGTGACGAGTTCAACGGCAACATGAGCGATAAGACTAAAGCCATGGTTGATATCTTCGATCAATTACCAACTTACCTACAAATGGAAATAGAAAAAAGTTTTGAATACCAAGCGGCTGTAGAAGATGGCCAAAAGGTAGAACCTAAAACAGCGGAACCTGGACTTGCAGACTTAGCAAAGCCAGACGATAACGAGGAACCAAACATCCCGTTTTAACCATTTTGAGAGCGGCCTAATATTCTCTGGTGAATACTTGCTCCCTAAAAAGCTGGCCGCTCTCGCCTTTTACGAGGAGATTTTATGCAAGAACAAGACCCAATAAATCCTAGTCATTACAAAGAAGGCGATGTTGAATGTATTGAGGCAATCAAGTCCTCATTAGATACCAACGCTTTTCATGGCTATCTCAAAGCATCGGTTATGAAATACTTGTGGAGGTATGACAAAAAGGACAACCCTGCATTGTGTTTAGGTAAAGCGCAGTGGTTTATGAATAGATTAGTTAATGAACATAATCAGAGTGTAGAAGATGATCTATGGACCATGGCTCAAGTAGAGGCCGACGCCGAAAGTAAACCAATAGAGTTTTGAGCGACATTCATTACAACGTTTTTTCTCTGCCAGCGGCACTTATGGTCGAACACGATATGTCAGAAAAAATGGTTAGCGATCTAAACAATCACCTAGACAAATTAAGAGAAGATAAAAACAAAAAATCTGCTGGCGATAAATTGATTGGCCAGATACATAATGGTGAACAATTAACCATAGATTTTACGTTACCAGAAATACTTGAATTCAGAACCGTGGTTGAAAATCTAGGTGTTAGTTATCTAAGACATTTTGTTGAATTTACTAAATCACAGATCCATCCCAAAAGAATTGAAATGGATCAGTTGTGGTCAGTGCATAGTTATGAAGGTGACTACAATCCAATACACGATCATTTAACCAAATCACCTATGGGTATATCATTTACTTGTTGGACCAAGGTACCCGATCAAATTAGCAAACCAGGAGAAAAAGAAAAATTACATTATGATTTATATAACAGTTCTGGTGCTATTGATGGCTTTATTAATTTCACTTATGGCTTAAACCAAACTGGAGATCCAGAACGTTTACGGCCATCGCAATCAAGATATATAAAACCCGAGGTTGGTAAACTTCTCATGTTTCCATCTTGGATGCAACATTGCGTCTATCCTTTCTTTGGACCAGGAGAACGACGCACCGTGGCTGGCAATCTTAATTGTTTTAACTTAACACCCGAACAAATACAGGAGGCTCAGAATGGAGTTTGAAGTAGGAATATATGACGATTTAACTTATGACGAGTATGCAAGCATACCAGCTTATAGATCTCACGATCTAACCTCGGCCATAAAATGTCCGTACAGCTGGAAAAATGCAAAGCCAATGCAACAGACTCCAGCGTTGCTGGAAGGTCGAGTGCAACATACCGTGTTCCTGGAATATCATAAGTTTGATGATGAGTTCGTAATTCAACCGCAGATTGATCGCAGAACAAAAGCAGGTAAAGAAATGTGGGAAGATTTCCAGGGAACCGTCGGCAATCGCACAGTCATTAGCCAGGATCTATTTGATCTTTGTATGGAGCGCAGACGTATCATTCAAGATTACATCCCTAGACCCGAACATAAAGTAGAAACATCTTTAGTGTTTATGTGGCACGGTCAACAGTTCAAATGCAGAATGGATTGGTATGACGGTAAAGATGTTTGGGATCTTAAAACATGCCGTGACGCATCACCTAGAGGTTTCAAACAAGCGATTAATAATTTTAAATACCACATGCAGGCCGCTTTATATTTGGATGCTTGTAAGGCCTTAGATCTACCAGCCGATAAATTTAACTTTCTGGCTCAAGCAAAGACAGATCCATATCCTTATGCGGTTTACTCTATGTCCACCGAGGCTATCGGATATGCAAGGGCCAAGAACGAACAGGCCCTAGCCATGATATTAGAGTGTGAAAAGTCTGGTAAGTTTACGCCGTTTAATTTAGAGGGACCGCAAACCGTAGAGCTTAACGACCTATACTAATTCAAAAAGGGGCCAGGCCCCTTCTTCGTTATGCAGACTTAAACTGTTCCAAAGCATCGTAGAGTTCAGCCTCTAGCTCTATAACTGAGTTAAGAGCAAAAGGATTCACTAGAGCAGGATTAGCACCAGCGGTGTCCTTCTCAACCAGCTTGAGCAAATACTCAAGTTGTGCTTTGGATAGGTCTAAGTTGATATTTCTGGAATCAACCATAAAAACCTCCCATACAAGGATTATACCACACTTTATACATTTGTGCAAATTTGTATATTTATTAGATTTTAAAAAAGGTCTTGATAGAGATTAAAAATGCGGTCTTTGTTACACAACCAAAAGACTAATAAATATCTATCGCCAGAGCCTACTGGCAAGCCTTTATGTAAATGAGTAAAGCTAGGGAAGATTAAAGCATGGCCCGTTGGTAAAGGTTTGATGGCCCCGTAATTATGAAACTCGGTACCACCGCCCTCATAATCTCCTGTATTTAACGGAACCACAACACTTATGTCTGCGCTTTCGTCATGGTGCCAGGCTCCTTGTTTTTTATCTTTAAGATTGTAGTTTGCTATTTGTATGCTGGCTGGATCTCCACAGCTCCTCTGCCAGATTGCCATAAAGATTGGGTTTAATACTGTCTGGGCCACAAACCACATGTTGCGATAAAGCTCTGGACATTGTTGTTGTAATACAATCTCTGGGATCTGCCTTAAAGTATCTTCATCTTTGTTTCCCTCAAACCCTATCTCTTTTCGCATGCTATCAATCTCTTTGACCAAGAGCTTACAAAACTGCCTACGAAATAACGGTATCTTATAAACGTCTGGATATATTTTCCTGGCCATACGATGCACTGGTGTCTTTGCCATTTTTTCTGTTCCAGAATCGGCATGATACTTGGCCACGATCGGCACCGTTTCTTGAACCGCATCATAAGTCGCTTGGTTAATCATCCAGTGCGATTGC